GTCCACCTTGGACAGCGCCCAGAAGTAGCAGACTTCATAGGTTCGCAGCCGCGCCTCTGTCTTGCGGCAGTGCATCAGATCCTCTGGGCCGATGGGGTTAATCCTGTCCGCGTGGCGGCAGGCGTCTGTGCAAACCGGCACCCCGTTCCCGTCCACCATCCGGCAGGGGTAGGTGGTCATGACTTCTCCTCCCGCGCCCGTAACCGCTCGTTGTCGGCCCTCAGCGCGTCGCACTCGGCGCGCGAGGTGGCCAGGGCTTCCTCGACGAGGCGCAGGGATGCCTGGGTCCGCTCCAACGCCACGCGCAGGCACGCCTCTCCGTCTGACTCGATGCACTCCCCCGGCCTGGGGCGTCGCCCCTTGCCACGCTCCCACCTCGGCCGTCCGCAGATGGGGCAGTTCATTTCCACCTCCACCAATGTCCGCAGTAAGGGCATTCCCACTTCACCGTGCGGTCACGCGCCGGGTCGAAGCGTCCCCACACGCATGAGCCCTCCCTTGATGGAGCGCCATCCTCGGTGCGTGGCGGCAGGTACAGGTCCGCGTGGCAGGACGGGCACTCCACGGGGCACATCTCGGCGATGGTCTCACGGCTCACAGCTCCACCTCCCCGCGCATGATGGCCAGGACGCGGCGGCATAACATCACCACGCAACCCTGGACCTCGCAGTCCTCGCACTCTCCATGCTCTGGCGAACACGCATTCGCGCCCACCAGCAGTACCGGCAGCGCGGCCTCCAGCGCCGCGAGGGCGCGGTCAAGGTCAACGCGAGCATGGGCGATGAACTCGGCGTTCTTGTCTGCCGCAGGAGACGGCCCGTAGCAGGCGCACACTTCGCTGGACGATGACTCTACGGCAGCGTCGCTTATAATCCATGCCCACGGCCCCGGCGTTGCCGCCTCGCATCGCGCCTTCGCCTGCTTGATCCACTCGCGCTCAGTCATGCTTCCCTCCCACCGCCGCCCGGGCGATCTCCACGGTGGCAATCAGCACCGTCACACGGTCGGCGTCCGTCTTGGCCCTGTCGGCGGACTGCACTAAGCCGGTGAGGATGCGCTCCAACTTCACCAGCTTGTCGGCGACGCGTCGGGCGTCCTCCTGGAATTCCCGGGCCTGCCGGCGGCATTCGTCGCACTCGGCCTTGAGCCGGTCAGCCTCCTCGATCATGGCGTCGCGGCCAGCGCGGGCGTCGGCGAGTTCCTGGAGGAGTGCCACGCGGTCGGGGTGCGTCTGGCTACTGCCCAGGTCGGCCTTCCGCGTGAGCGGCTGGGGCGGTGGAGCGCCCGTCTCCAACCCGGCCATGTGCGCCTCCACCCGCGCATCGGCCTCCGGGTCGATGGGGATGATGGGCACCTTCAGCACGTCCACGCCGGGCGCGTCCGCTCCCGCCATCTCGGCCAGCAGCCGCCGCACCTCGATCACGTCCACGCCCAGCAGCTCCGCCGCCTTGCCCGTGGTGATGGCCTCGGCCTGCGCCGCCCCCAGCACCAGTAGGCGGTACAGCCCCATCGGCACGCTCACATGGGGCTCGCGGACGGCGCGGTCCAGGGCGAAGAACGCCTGCACCAGGTCGCGATCACTGTCCATCCTCAACCTCCCCTCTCGCCCGGATGCGGGCTATTCCGTCCGCCACTCGATGCCCACGAGCCGCCCATCGACCACTTCGCACTTGGCCGGGCGCTCGTACAGGATCACCTTCCCCGGCACGATCCAGAGCGCGAAGCACGATGCCGCGATCTCCTCGTGGAGCCGCAGCAGGGCGTCGAACTTCGGGTCGTACTCGACCCCGCCCACATCGCGAGCATAGACGTAGTAACACAACCACCCCACGTCCCGCAGGCTGTCCCGCAGGCTGTCCCGCAGGCTGTCCCGCAGGCTGTCCCCCAGGCGGGCCCACAGGCTGGCCCACAGGCTGTCCCACAGGCTGTCCCACAGGCTGGCCCGCAGGCTGGCCCGCAGGCTGGCCCGCAGGCTGTCCCCCAGGCGGGCCCACAGGCTGGCCCGCAGGCTGGCCCACAGGCTGTCCCGCAGGCTGTCCCGCAGGCTGGCCCGCAGGCTGTCCCCCAGGCGGGCCCACAGGCTGGCCCGCAGGCTGGCCCCCAGGCTGTCCCACAGGCTGGCCCGCAGGCTGGCCCCCAGGCTGGCCCACGCCGCTTCGTAGAACCTCATCCCCTCGTCCGGCGACAGCACCCACACGACCTCGCCGACCTTCACCCCGCCGATCTCGGCCATCTTCCGCGCGGCGGCTTCTGCACGCGGCCGATCCGCGGGTTCCGTACTCGTCGCCTGCGCGAAGAACCGCTCTCTGTAGACGGCGATCTGCGACTCCTGGTGCGTGGTCAATCTCTCGATCATCATTCCTCCTTGTTTCTCGCCCGGATGCGGGCGTCGATGCTGCCTACTAGGTGGCGCGTCCACTCAGCCTCGCGCCCCCCTTGCGAGAAGACTCTCTCCAGTTCACGATCCACGTCCCGCAGGCACGCCTTGCGCTCGGCCAGGACGGCGGCGCGGAGTCGGGCGTCGGCCTGGGCCAACGCGATCCGCGCATCGTGCAACTGCGCCCCAATGCACGGGAATACGAACGGGCACTTGCCATCGGCGTCGTCATGCTGGCCGTAGGCGCACTTCGGGCACGTCGTCATGGCATCACCTCCATTCGATGCGCCAGCACCTGGGCGCGTGCTACTGCCTGCGCTTCCTGTCGCACTTGGCCGTGTGGACGGCTCCGGTCCAGTTGCGCTTCATGGTGTCACCTCCAAGTCCAGTTCTCTTAGCCAGCGCGTCTCGGGAACGAGTTGGCCAGGGATATAGCAGGGCCAGCCGTCACGGCACTCGACCTCGATCAAGTCTCCGATTGCTCGCACCACGAGGCATGAGCGGTCGGCGTAGAGCGTCTTGCCACGCCACCCTCCACTCCCGCGCACCACCACGCGGTCCCCGGGTTTCACTTCGTCACCTCCTTCGCCAGCGGGCAGTCGTCGGGGCGCCCCTCGTCGGGCACGGCCACGTCGGGGTAGGAGAAGGACCGTTTCGCCAGCACCGACAGCCAGTTGCGGCGGGTTTTCTCCGCGCAGCACGCACCCCGGATTCCCAATTGCGGGATGTCCAGGCGGCTGTAGTGCTCGCACTCCCGGCAGTTCGCGGGGACCATCATCACCTCCATTCGATGCGCCAGCACGCAGCGTCCGGCGTCCACTCGTCGTGTCCGACGTGCAGCCACAGCGCGCGGTAGGCGTCGGCGGGGGTGTCGTGCAGCGGGTCATCCTCTGCGCCGCGCCACGTCCAGGACCCCGGCCAAGTCGGATGCTCCATCAACCCCTCCGACAGCGCCTCCTCCGCCGTCGTTACGCTCCCCGGTGTGCTGGGCGTGACGCTGACGACCTCGCCCCGCAGGCGGATGGCCCAGCGGGGGCAGAAGCGGGCGGCGAGGGCGCGGGGCTTCCAGCACCAGTATCCCTCTGCCTGCGCACCGTCAGCGGAGTACACGGCATCTCCGCCCCGGTTCTCCAGCGCTTCCCTGAACAGCAGCGTGTCGCCCGGCTGGATGCGGGGGTAGACGCGGTGCGTGGTGCGCCAACCCGGATCGGCATCCTTCGTCGGCACCTTATAGTACGGGCCTGGGTTGCCCGCAGGACTCGGCCCGGGGTCCACCCGTGCCTGCGACCAGTCCAGCGCATCCCACTCGGCCTTGCTGGCGAGGCGGCCATCGACGAGGCTGTTGAACCGGGTCGGCAGCCGTCTGGTCACGCTTTTAGATCCGCTCAACATCGCCAATACCATTGGCTGCGACATGCTTATATAGTGCACGACCGTTCACTCCTGATTTTTTTCTTGCGAGCGCTTTCGAGAGCATTTTTGCATTTCTTGCATCTACTATCCACAAAGCCGGTTTTTCTAACGTAGAATTCAGAGCGTTCCTTCGTTTCATGACAAAACGTGCACTCGCGTTTGCTGTCATGCCATATACCACTATAGCGTTCTAGCATGTGCTGTCGCGCGTGCGTTGAGAACGTTAGTAGTTCCAGGTTAGATATATTATTGTTGCTGTGGTTTCCATCCTTATGATGGACGACTTCATCGGAACGCAATGCGCGACCGATATATTTTTCCATTACGAGCCGATGTTGCAGTATTCGTGCTCCGTCTACATGCGCAATAACATATCCATCGCGACGCATGTAATAACCGCGCTTCCAACCATTGGCCATTTCTCCCGTGAGTCTAATTCTAGGTTGCGCTGGCCGTCTGTCTACTCCGTTCTCTTTGAGAACTCTAGTTATAGTACGCGAACTAACATTATATACCGATGCTATTTCTCCAATGGTGCTACCACGTAGGTACAGATTACATACCAGTTCATCTGGTAGATGAATTTTGTTGTGAGCTATGCGCGGCATGAACAACCTCCCGAGAAGGTCTACCCGAGATGGTTGGAGCGGCGCAGACACGCTCGGGACGTGCTTTTCGGGAGCTACCCTAGCGCCACTGTCAACCATCATGGATGTAATTCCCGTGGCAGTCAATAAGAAACCATAGGCTGGCTCATGGAGATGTAATGCTCAGGCATTGCGGCCTCCCCTCTGCGCCCACAGCCGCCGGGCGTACATTGTAAGTATATTCATGCAGTCACCATGGTTTAGGTTGATGTACGTCGGCATTGCGTACTATCGGCGGAAGACTTGGACATCCGGCCGCTTCCCATAAATCCGTTTTGCAATACCAATCAACATTGGCATCTTCACAGATATCTTGCGCGTCTTCCAGGAACGCATTCCAATCAATGAACTTGTCCGCGCTATGCCAGTTATTAATTTTGCCGATTTTTACTACATTACAGCACTTGACTGCCTCGCGTAACGATTTAAGCGAGGCTTCTGGACGAATAACAGGCTCAAAACTGGCCCAAGTAGGTACGCCAGCCTCATGCAGTGCGCGTAGTACGCCCAATCGCTCTAAATTTGGTGCGGCACCAGGTTCTAAGTCGTCGCATCCGGTCAGCGTAGCGCCAACCATAATATGTTCCCCGAACCTGCGGAACAGATCTAGATCAATCATGCATCGTTGTCCGGACTTGGTTAGAATCACGACTGGAATGTGGTACAACTGTACCATATGTACGAGTGCGATTCTCGCAAGACGATATGTTTTATCTGCTTCACAATATGGGTCACAAGTGAAACATAACATCACAGATTGACGTGAATTGGTGTACTTGCGACAAGTCTTATCTATCTCACTGCCAGAAATAGCAGGCATTGGTGTTTCGGGCCAACGTCCGAATCGACGGCCGATGGCAGAACAATACCCATAGGTGCAATTATGATTGCAACCACGATACAGATTCAATGCCAAAGGCGCGTATTCTCTAGCACGACCTCTGGGAACGTAGATACCAGTCATTCATCATCTCCTGTTAGTCCAGAACGAAGATAGACCATGTTAGACTGCGGGCAATACACCCAATCATTGTCTTCGACATCAAGTCCGTGGCTGTTTTCCATGTCGTCCCAATGCGAATTGAAGATCCGATCAGACACATAGGCAACATTAGTCTCGCACCGAAGTCTGTATAGAATCTCCGTTGCGTCTATTGCCTTTAGAGACGCGAACAATCCTTCATCTATGAGACGAAGCACCAATGTAGATGATGGTTCAAGCGAATCATCGCGAGCAATGCTGTTGCCAATATCAATCCATTGTTGGAATGGGGTTGTGGCTGATTGTAAAAACTCGCCAAAGCCACTTGCCAGCATTGCCACCGACGATCCGATAGTAACTGTAATTACCTTGGAATTGATTTCTTCTGGTTGCTTGGATGCGTATTCGGACAGCAAGCGAGCAACCGAATACAACAGCATACATCGTTCTATATTCGTTGGGCCTTGTGAATGAAGCGTCCTATGGTGTCCTGCGCATAACGGAACAGCAGCGTAGTCACTGCCCTTGAGCCCCTTACCACCACCGCAGAATTGCCCAAATGCGTGATGTGCTTCTACCGTCCCTTCATGACTGCCCTTGAGACAGCAAGGAAAGGTTCTGACGAATCTCAAGTAAGCGGCGTCACGCAGCGGTTTCATTTATGAGACTCTTCCCACTCTGCCATCATGACCGATGCCAGCAATTCAGCACCGTGTTTTTGGTTCTCGCCGACAGAGGCAACATGAGATCGTCGAACGATACATTCTGAAACAGAACATAGCGTTACTAAATGACACATGCAGTGCCATAGACACTGAGCTTCTATGCAGACGCCGGGCGCTGTCCATACACGCACTGGGCTACCATCCGGCGCTGTTATCCAGCCTGTATCACTCCATATCATCGTGGCCACCTAGCATTGCAATCAGGGCAAAGATATTCAATGGTCATGTCACGATCCCAATCATAGATCCCAATCACTCTTGAACCATCAGGATTGTCGTGCGCTTGTCCCTCAGAATCGAACCAACACTTGCCGTCGCTGGGCGTGTATAGATCCGAGTGACAGAACGGACATTCGACAGGACAGGATTTAGCTACAGATTTGCGACTCATTGCTTATGTCCTTTGCAAAGTTTGCGGCCATCTTCGTCGGCCCATACAATAACTTCGCGACATGGACTCCAGATTCCCCAATCGTAATATCGTGCAATTTCAAACCCCACGCATGAATGCGGAACGCAGCAAGGAATAGCTACACCTATTTTTCTCTCTGGTGTGCGGTTCCAGATGTCATTCCATGGGGCGTGAGAATGGACGCCAACAATCAGATGAATGGCGCCGCCATCCGCTGCGTAGTCATAATCTTCAGCCTTGCCCGAGACGACCGTGAGCCTATCAATTGACTGGAATGACGAAAACTGGCGCAGTCGCGGATCAATTGATACAACTTTCCAGCGTGTAGTAAATGCCAACAAAGCACCAGTGCGCGGACTGGCGCCATCTCCGATGCACCAACAAACAACGTTGCGCCATCCAGCGGATTCTGGTCCTAATATCCTGCGTAGCGCGTGTTTGGCGGCCATTGATTCAGTTACTTCTTTGGCGTTGGGGTATATCCCCAATGCATGAAGGTCGGCCCCGCAACGCATTCCGAACCACTCATCAAAATATCGTGCGCTGCGTTGTTTCAACTCCAGGTGAATTGTCGATTCGCCTTCGGTGCATTTAGATACGATTCCGCGATCACGACTCATCTATTTGCGATCTCCGCTAGTCTAAGGAGCCAGTCAAGTTGCTTGTCTGAGGCAACAAAGTAACCAGAAGATAGTTTGGCGTTGCGCCACCGCTGAAACAAATTGACAAACCAACTACGCTGTCTGTCGTCCAGAAGATTTAATCTGGACGAAATTGCCTCCATCGCTTGATCGATTTGTCGTTGTTGTTCTTTATCCTCGTCAAGGCTGATTCGCATCTCCGGCCTCGTGTTCATGTGATTGAATGAATTCTTCGACCATGTATTCAAACACGGTCGCTGAATACATTCCCTTGTCGGTACAATCCTGAATCTGCCGTGCCAGATCGATTGCCTTGCGGAATCTGGAACGCACAGCCTTGGGCATTTTCAAGACAACCGTAACGATAGAATCGTCGCTAGTAGCCTTGGATCGCTCCTTCTTGACGACGCTTCCTGGCTCGAACGTCACAATGTCTTCAAGGCCATCTTCGCGCAATAGGCGAATTGGCGGAGTGACCTTGACGAAGGCATGACACCCGGAGCATTCAAGTGCAATCATCCCATTCGGATATGATACGCCGCTAGATTCGAACATTGATCCGCCGCACGTTGCGCATTCAACTTTGGCGATGCCCATGATTACACCTCCACGCGCACATTAGCATCTTCAAGGATTTCCGATAGTGCGCCGAACAAGCCAATGCGTACCCAATCGGCGTTGGTGAAGATACGGGTTTCGGTTTTATGATTGATATCCAACGCTGAATAGATCCAAAGCGCCGTGCTGATTTGTTTGTCGGTTCCATGCTTGGATTCAGATATATTGCCATTCAATCGAATGGCCGCTCCCAGCCTTGGCGTAAGTTGTCGGACTGGATCGCAGATGGCTTTCCATGATTCAATCGTGTAATTCATCTGCGGTTCACCCTTGCGCATCTGAGCGATCATTCCGGCTCTAGCCGCAGCGGAACACCATATACGCTTCGTGTTGTTGATGTGATCAAGCGTATGCAGATACGACCCGATCACGCCAATCACTTTCTTGACATCGGCAGCATGCCAGATTCGTGCTGTATGGCTGTTGATTCCAACAGCAGCAAGACGAATGATGGTATTGGCAGTACGCACTTGGTTTGTAGGCAGGCCGAGAATATCACTGTCCGTGCGCTTGATTCCAACATCAATGATGACTTCCTTGCAGCCTTCTTCATTGACGTGGCCGATTGTCACTAGCGTAGCATTGAATGAAACGCCGGATTCGGTGACGGCCCATAGACGATGCTGGCCATCAACTAAAACCGGATTGCCGTTGAATGTACCAAGCTGAATCATCTGGCCTACGCGAGAATCCCACAATCCACGTGACAATGAATCGGCTAGATTCGCAACGTGTCGGTTGCGAAGGTTGCGATTCATGGCGTTGTATTTCAATAGTTCATCGGCCATATCAGGCGTAATTCGTATCGGTCGTTCCGCTTGAAATTGGTTTCCAAACTTGGCTGCGTTCATTGCGCAAGCGAAGATTTCTTTGTCGTTTCTCATATTGCCCTCTCTAATATTTTTCATCGATGCTATCCTTGAGCCCATCTACGTCATCGTCAAAATCACCAGCTTGTCGTTTTTTCCAATCATCCCCCCCGCCAGGTGGGCATAAAGGAGCATTCGGGCCGGTTCCCCCGCGTTTCTTGGGCGCAGGCGGAACATATTTATTGTACGTCATTGTTGCTGGATCGAATTCCAACTTGATTGGTCCTGCGACTCTGATCCCATCCCAGCGCACCTTGGCGTCTTCGACTTCCAGCACAGATCCCCTGCCTCTGTGAAGCAACAAAATCATGGACGCCAGTTGTTTGATTTTGCTACTTCCTTGAATGTCGTTCATTGAGATTCGATGCGTTGTTCCAGTCATTCGGTCTGACCTGGACTTGGTTGGATGCACAACAAGAATCAGCGTGATGTTGTACTTCTTTGGCCAAGTACAGATTTCGAAAATGACGCGATTGATTTCTCTGCGTTCGTCCGCTGCGCCAGAATCAAGTAGGAAATCCAAGTGGTCAACAATGACCATCTTGCCGCCAGAGCGGCGAATGAATGCTTCGATTGTGGTTTGCAGCACATGCAATGGAACATGACCAGATTCTTCATAGATCCATAGGGGAAAGTCCTCCATCTCTTTTTCAGCAGTGTCTACTTCCAGCTCTGTCATCTGGAAATAGTTTTTAGACGAGTGCATGGATATCTGCTTGCGTGCGATATCGTCGGTGTCCATCTCCGGTGACACCATGGCCACCGGGATATCTCGATGGATCAGTTTGCTGGTTATGGCATTCAAGAACGTCGTCTTGCCTGTTCCGGTATCGCCCGTGAATATGATGAACTCATGACGCAGGCCGCCAATTGCGGCATCGAGGTCTTCATATCCAGTGGCTATTCCTGCCATGATGGCAGTCTTGTTTCTGCGCAGTTTCTTGATTGCATCCGAGATATGAATCATCCCGGTTGAACCCATTGACTGCGCGGTTTGCATCGCTGACTGTACTATCAGACGAGCGCCTTGCGGGTCATCAACAAGCACTTTGTTGGCGTCCTTAGAGGGGAACCGCACTCTAAAACAACGGTAGGAACCAAGTTCGTCGGCCGCTTTCAGCGCGCCTATTTCGCCGTGTTCGTCAGAATCGTAGCATAACATGATGCGATCAAATTTCTCCAGACGCCTGCGCCACTCCTTGTCGAATGTGGCGGCACCGGAAGAAATCGACACAACTGGGTTGAATCCAAGTTGTGACAACGAGATTGCGTCAATCTCGCCTTCAGTCACATATACTTGGCTTACCTCTTCGTTGAGACAATCATCGTTGAAGAGGATTGACGGAGCCCCTTTCGGTTCACGACGAAATCGTTTCTCTCCAGTGAGACTGCGATACTTGATTAGTATCGGCTGGCCGTCCTTGAAGTATGGAATCGCAAGCCACTTGTCATTCTCGTGTATCTCCAGGCCCAACTTGAATCGACGGATAGTGTCTTCTGTCAGGCCACGCAACTCATAGAGACGTTGCATTGCCTTCGGATTACCGATAAGCATAGCGTGAAGTTCATCAACCTTGGACGGTGGCATTGCAATTTTTGCTGCAACCAGTCGCGCGGCATATTCGACAGCACGTTTTCGATCACTGTCGTCGGACCAAGATCGACCGCTGCCAAGCACATCTCCGAGCCGTTGTTTCAACGTCCATAGATTGAACCCACGTCCTTTATCTGCGCTGGCTTCGCAACCAGCGCGGAAACACTTGCAGGCCCCGGTATCAAGATTGAAGCTGAAAGCCTGATCGTTCTTGTCGCGACTTACGCCGTGACAGAACGGGCATTCAACCAACCATAACTCACGCTGGCATTCGTGAAGAACTTGCCAGCCTTTATCCTGTATATATTGACGGACTTGAGATTCCATCATGCTCCGTCGATTGAGACGAGTTGTGTTCCATCGTCGGACACTCGTTTGCCCAATTCGGCAAGCTGTTTGTTGGCTCCCTCTACGAAGTTATGGACATTGGCATTGCTGCGAAAGATCAACTCGAATTCATGTGCCTTGGCGTTTGTCAGACGTTCCGGCCATCGCACCTTGCCGTCGATATAGCAGCCGAGAATGGCTAGCTTGCCTTCAACAAACGTCAAGCCTTCCATGGCCCTCGCATGGAGTACAGACAATCGTTTTCCGATAAGTTTTTGTCTGGCGCTCTTCTCAAATGTCTCGCGCCAGTAATCGAACAAAGCTTCGGCTTGTTGTTTCGCCAGATTGTTCGGCCAGACAATTTGATTTGATCGCGTGCGTACTTTCCGTTCTGCACGCGGATGCCCAACTCGTTGCTCGGCCGCGTGATCTAACACAGGGCTGGCTTCCACGTGGTCCACGATTGATTCTGGCTGCGATTCAGGGGAGAAGGCATAGTCAGACCCTGGCTCGATACCCAATGGGCTGCAATCTGCAAATGCGCGGCGCTCAATTATATTTCCTACGTCGTCAAGGCGAATTACATCCGTCTGCGTAATCGACCATCGAAAGTTTTTCAGCAACCGAATCAACTCTGCGTTTGCGCGCAACTTCTTTCGGTTGACAGCCAGCCACGCATATATGATTCGCCTATCTCTGGTCTGATTGAATAGAGACTTGATTGCCATCGCCAACATTGGTCCGTCGAACCCCTGGTGTTTGATGAACTTGGTTATCCATACCAGTTGCAAATCATCAAACACGAAGATGCTTTTAGCGATTTCGGCAGACCGTAATGCTTTGCGTACATCAAAGCCAAGAGCTTTGGATATTTTCCCAAACTGCGGATTGTAGACTCCGCAGGCCGTGACGTTTTCGTTTGTCCATGACCACAAGAAAGCCGTTTTCTCTTTCTCGGGCGCGGCCATGAACCAATCGCTTGCCCATATAGACGAGTCTATACGGAAGCTGCTTGACACCTTGTCCTCCAAAACTGATTGGAACGCACGGCAGCGAATCGAACGCTGCACAGCCCGCTAATTTAGCGTTGCAATATTCATCGGGCCTACCCACCTATCAGGAAAAACCTAATAAGCGTGCGTCTTACTAACAATCTACTTGCCGCTCAAGAAGCAGACGAGGTCTTGTTTTGTGATGATAATAATCACGTTGGTATTTTCTATTGCAATCAAAGCAAAAATAAGCATGGCCGCCGATTTCTGATTTTGATCTCGGGAAGTCATCTATCGATTTTGCTACATTGCAATGACTACACCACCGCATACCATCTGGTATTTTACCCCGCTTGAGTTGTTCTTGTTCTATGCGATGCAGTCTCATATGCGCATGTCTTGAAACAAGACTCAGATTTGTTAGCTGATTGTTGCGCTTGTCCCCATCTATGTGATGGATGTGATATCCGGTTGGTATTGGGCCATTTGCGCGCACCCATACTAGATGGTGTTCGAGTACTTCGATTCCATCAATCAGTACTCGTCTGTATCCGCAACTTGTATTTCTATGGAATATTGCAGTCGCATCTAGATTTCGCACATTGGAAATACCATATTTGGCCCGAGAATGTTCCCTGCGGCATGTTATGCAGGAAGATTCCGTTCTGTTGGAACGGAGTTTGTAATAACAATCCGGAGACTTGTCACACCCACAGATTTTACATATTGGCATAGAATGCCCCGCAATAAAGTCACTGCGACGATATTGAAGTCCTTCTAAAATGGCAAATCGGAATCATCGTCGTCGTCGGTCGGCTTCGATTCGCCTGGCTCTGGTCCGGTGGCGGCACTACCATCCGGCCACCTTTCCTTTTCGTCCGCTGTCATGCGGATGAATCCGTCCCATGCCTTGGGTTCTGCGACACGCTTCAATTCGCCATTGCTGTTTGTGTACTCTCGGTGCTTCACATCAAGCATCAGAGTACGGCCCATCAACGCTTCATTCACTTCCGTCATATCGTCGGTATCGAACGCAGGTCCACCACCAACGGCATAGTACAAACTCTTGAACCGCTTCACGCTGGCATCGGTAAGGTGAAGCGAGTCATTCACGAATCCAGACGAATCATCCAGCGTCTTGAATGAGACTCGGATGTACTCATGGGGGGCCTTGTCAGCATTGCCCTTGGTCGTGCCACGCTCCAATTTCACTACTCGCGCCGGATGCACACCAACCGGCACCAGAACAAACGAACCCTGGTCGGCCTTGTCGTCGATTTTCATGCTGCTTCTCCTTCGGTCGTGGTGGTGTAATTCTGAACCATCATCGCTCGCTTAGCGAGCTTCTTCATGATCTTGTCGAACTGATTGGCGGGTGTTTCCGCCAGTGACGATACCTTCATTGCCTTGCAGTAATCCTCTTCGGCCATATCTGCCGTAACCAGCGCATCGCTGATCTTGGCAGCTTGCTCCGACGTAATGTAGTCCGGGGCCTGTGGATTACCACGCTTCCATACTTTGAGACGTTCAATGATGTCCCGAATGTTGTTAGAATCTTCCAACTCATTCAGGGCAGCGTGACCCTTCGTTAGGTACTCTCCGCTAGATCCGCGCGTCAGAAGAACATACTGCATCGACCCATCGATGTACGGCTCATACTTGAGCCTGTTTTTGTTCGACGTGAACGAAAAGAACACGGCATTGAACAACCCAGCCAGATCCCCTGGCAACTTCTTGCCGCTTACGGACGGCCGATAAAACCGCACGCCCTCTTCCGGTTGTGTCTCTTCGCTCAGACAGATGCAGATGAAATCGCAGGGCAAATCCCGGAACGACCGTACAAGGTTGAACGCCTTGTCAACCACGACGCCCCATCCCGCCATTGTCAGGCTGCCGTCATCCTGGACGTGCTTCTTGGAATGCCCCGTCCGAAGGATTTCATCCTTCAAGCGACGTTGCATTTCCGTAAGCGAATCCAGGACAATCACATCCCATGGCAGAGGACCGGACATTGACATTTCGTTAATCTCCTTGAAGAGATTCTGCAAATCTCCCCAGGTATCAACGATCAGGACATTGGCATTGGGATTGGTTTGCTGGATTACCAATACCGCCTGACGCTCTGCAGTAACAATGAGTGGATTCTTTCCACTCAAAGCACCGAGCGTTGTCTTGCCGGTTCCAGATAATCCATGCACCAGAATGTTGACGAACGCAGGCGCCTCCGCAGAAGACGCCTTTACCACGCGGTCAAGGATTCCCATCTATCACTCCTCGGTTGTTTCGTCGTCGCTTTGAATGACTTCGCCCGGAATCCACGGATCGGACTTAACGATCTTGTAGTTGGTATTGCCCTCCCATCCATGAGCGCACACGTTCAATAATGAACACTTTCTGCCATTGACGCTGCATGCAGCCAGATTTCTGTACCAACGTTCGTCACGCATGGCAGACAACATTGCGTGAGAGACGTCGTACATATCATCTGCCCACCGCTCAATCTCTGCCTGCGTTGTTGCGCTGGAGAAGCGATACAAGAATCGTTCTCCCTTGCGACTGATTTCCTCGCGTAGTTCCGCCGCGAGGGATAGATCGACCGCAGGATTCGCCTGTTGCAATTCGGCAATTGTCTTGTCGAATACCCTGAGCGTTGTATCCGGTACGACCTTGGATAGACCAGAATAACCTGTGTCGAAACAGGCCGCGCATCCATCACCCTTACACTTACGGCATTGTACCGTCTTGGGTGAAGATGGGATCTTCATCCGCAGAACGTTGTACATAATGCCGGTCACGTTCTCAAAGAAGAAACGCGCGGCATACACATAACCGACTCGCTGTCCAGCACCTCCAAGTTCGATTTCTTGTTCGAACCGTTGCATGTCGGATAGCGTTGTTGTCTTGTGGTCAATGACGAATACTTGATTCGTCCGGTTGTCTCTGACAACAAGATCAAACTTGCCGGTGTAAGCAAATAACGGATCGACGCGCATCTTGCGCGTGTCGGCACTTCCGACCCATTGAGGAATAGGAACGACAAATGGCATCTCGGCAGCGAGAATCGAGTAGTGCTTTACGTCGTCCCCATAGGCGTCGACGTAACGCGACATAACATCGCAAGCAATCTCTGCCCGCTTTCCGATTTCGTCTTCATTGTAGTCAGGTGTTTCGATCAGGCGCGACTTGGTGATTTCGGCGTCACGCCATGCAACGATCTGATCAATCAACGAATCAACATTGTCGCCCTTGTAGAAATGCAACAGCATTTCGTGAACAAGCGATCCTACGGAAAGGGGCAATTCGTCTTGCACTCGACGCACGCCATCAAGCGCGTGCATCTTGAAGTATCGCGGACACTTGGTAAAAGTGTTCCGCGACGAGTTGCTGATTAACTTCTTGCCGTCAGTGCCTGGGACACGCAGTACATCAGTCATACATGCGCTCCTTGTCCTTTGGCCAGTTGTCGGTATTCCATTCCGAGTACCCGTCCATCACATCATCAATTCTGCCGTTGCGCAGCCATGATTCGGTGACGCCGAGTATTTCCGTCATCTTCTGTAACTCTGCTACGGAGAACGTCATTGGATCGGACAGACGGTTGATGAACGTCGAGTAGATCGTTCCGAACATCATTGAACACTTCTTCAACGACAGGCCCCGTGCATGAACACGCGCGGAAACCTTTTCCTGTAGCCAACTAGCAGCCATAGGCACCTCCCTGAGATAGTGGTGAGAGTACAGAGCGCCGGAGAGCCTGTCAAGAAAAACTCGCGGCGCCCGAAAAACCTCTTTCAGTGTGCGGGGAATTGCAAAGAGAGATACAGACGAGGGATGCGGAGACTAAATAGATTAATGTAGTCTGCCGCTGCATTCTGTATCTAATTCAATCGAATGATAGCCTGACTAGTTTTAACAAGATATTACGTTCGAATGTAATCTTGTCAGCATTCAGGCCATCATATCAAAGCATCGCAAACCGCTTGGTGTGTTTCTTGCCACGACGCTGCATATCTTCTTCGGACAACCGATAGACATTCATCTTGTTGTGACGCGGCTTTGGCCGGGCAGGAGATCCGTCACGTTCATACATCTTGGTTGTCCTGGTACAGTTACAACCAGGTCCAATTCCCGGAGTAAACGAAGTGGACTTTTCGATGATGCGGTCATTGAATTTCCGCACAGTGATAGTGAACTTGCCTTCCATGATTTCCCCTGTTGTGGTTAAAGAAACTGGACGACTAGATTGCCTGGAGGATTTTGATGTAATGTACTCCAAAGCGCATTCGTCCAATACAAAATCAAACTGGCGACAAAATTGGTATGACATTTCGTGTTCTACCAAGCTGAACTACCGTCAGGGATTTACAAGACGGGCTGGAATCGAACCAGCGACTCCGACCTCCAAAAGGTGTAGTCATAACCAGCATTCGCCAATCACTTGCCAAAGAACATTCAGTAAAAAGCCTACGACCAGAATCGACGTGAGGTATACTTAAATTGGCAGCATGTACTCACGTCTGCATTCGCAGGCCCGATGTAAACTCTACTTGGCTTCGGTTGCTCCGTCAAGCACGATGTTCTCGATTTCGGCAACGAACCGATTCCCATCGCCACCACGAACGAAATCGGCAATCACCTCGAAGCAGACGTCAGACCATCCACCAATGTTCAGCACATCCTGCCGGTTGACGACTTGAGTTGTCGTGTTGGGCGTCAGGTCAATGCATACCATCTTGGCATGAGGATTACGTCGTTTGAATTTCTGCCAATGTTCAGCGGTAGCAGTCCTGCCACCATAGTAATTGGATTGGCTGTCTATCCAAGATTCATTGTCGGAAACATAGACAATCAGATCCGCGCCAGCGTTCTCACGATTGAGCAATGCCAGCGGAGCGGCACAATTCGTTCCGCCCCCGCCAACTGCCACCAGTCTTTGCGCATTCGTCATGACCGAATCACGCGGGTTGAGTCGTACATTCACGACGTCCGCTTCGAACGGAATCACAACCGTTCTCTCGTTCGTCCGCAAAAATGCTGCGGCAATCAAAGCCGCGACATCGACGCAACGAGTCGCAGACGATGAGCCCTTGCGATATCCAGTGATTGGATACCGCATTGATCCCGACACGTCCGGGAATACATATACGGAATTGTCCAGTCGCGGCACATTGCTGATCGCGATTTCCATCGCATCCTGCAATGCCGACTGAATCTGAATCGGAACGTCAGCCGTATTGTTGTATGCGGTCAACAACTGATATGGGAATGCTTTGGCATTGCGAATTGCCGTTTCGTCGCGCAGTCTTTCGGCAACGGAAACAACCATTGCCGGATCGTTGAAGACCCCATGCCTGGCAAACGTATTAAGATTCATTCGCAATGTCTGCCACGAACACGTCTTGGCAATCGCCATCCATTCCGCAGGGCCGAGATCCAATGCCGTCAACATTCGGAAGTCAACGTCTGGTACGACATTAGATCGGTCCGTCTTGTATGCCTCGAACGCTTGTACGTCCTTCGGCAACAACGACAGGTCACATTCCTTGCCGATCAGATAACGATACAACGCATTGCGTGAATCGTCCTTGGCCTTGGGATGGACCATCTTGATCACATCGACAATCGACGGATCGTTGCCAACCGAATCCATGAACAGGTTGCGCCCGTTACGGGCATTCAACCAATCCTGAATCAGTCGTTTGATAGCCGTACCGAATGACTTTCGACCAACCGCACCGGATCGAATGACCTGTACGAAATTGCGAAGCATCTTTCCGTTGGTAATCACCAGTGGAAAAACCTTCTTCAACATCGTCAAGTCATGGGCCGCAAGATACGCGCACAAGAACGCAGGCATATCCTTCATGTATGCCCGGTTGCGCGAATAGACTGCGGCCTTGGCGATGAAATCAGTCGGCACCTTGGAACACAAATCCAGAATGGTAGCGAGGTGATCTTGTTCCGTAGCGTAGTATGTCGCATTGAAAGTACCAGTCGAGACATACTGCGCTAAAGCATGCTTGTCCGACATCTGGTATGCAATGCCGCCTGCGCCATTGATCGCGTCGGCCTTGGGCACTCCAGCAAACCGAGTCTCGAATAGAGTTTTGTTCATGGTTCCCCCCATGTCATATAACTAGCGACACCCATCCAGGCAAGCATTTCTATATAACGACCATCGTTTGCGCACATGATGGCAGCGGTTGTTGCAGATGACCGCAAGAATGGCAATGATTAAGTGCCTAGTCATCGTCAACCTTGAGCCTGAACAACCATCCGCCGGACTGGCCACGCATCAGTACACATGCCATCAATGCCGCAACCATGACTGGATCGTCTGCGGAATTCTCTGATGCCAACTGAAAAGACCCATCCGCCATTGGATCGTTGTTTGCTCCGTGGTATCGAATTCCCCATCCCGGCACTCGACTCCATGTGATGATTTCAACGATCACCGGAGCATCGGAATCATTCCGCTTGCAAAGCGCAAACCGAATCGTCTTGCCCGCGATGACATCCTTTGCGGCCAATGCGACTGCGATTGGTCCGCATACGCTGGAAGCGTAGATTGTCTGCGCTTCGTCATCCTGCATTGGAAACACATCGTTTTGATTAAGATACATCTATGCCTCCACCGCATAACGTACCATCGCCGGCGCCTCGAACCGGACCACGGTGGTCCGGGCGCCGCGGCAGTCCGTCGCCCCGGTGTCCTCGATCCGCACCACGCCGCACCGGGAGCAGTGGCGCCGGGTGTAAATCCCCCCGTGGTTGCTGCCCCAGACCCCGGGATTCTCGGCGATACCGCCCTCGCCCTCCCCGGTCCACTCGTGGTCGCAGTCGGGATCACCCCCGGCCTCACGGATCAACTCGTCCTCGTCGGCGGGGACCTCGACCAGCACCCACCCCTCCCGCTCCTCTTCCCACTCGTCGGGTGCTTCGTCAGCGCACTCCACGATGTAATGCACGCACACCTCGCACCCACGGGGACCCCACTCGCCCCCCTCGGCCCACTCGCGGCAGGCGGCCTTGGCCTGCTGGATTGCCTCCGGCAGGGTGACGGCATCCAGCACCTGAGTCTCGCTCGTCTGCTCGTCGCGCATCGTCACGCGGTACATGATCCCCTCCTTGCCGCCGCAGCGGCGGTTATACGGATTCAAGTTCCAGCACCTGCTGGCTTAACCGCCGCTCTGCAATCGCGCAGTATTCCGGGTTTATCTCAAAGCCCAAGAACCTGCGCCCCAATTCCTGCGCTGCCTTTGCCGTGGTGCCGCTGCCGCTGAACGGATCAAGCACCAAGTCGCCGGGGTTGCTCCATGTCAGGACATGGTCGCGTGCGAGTGCATACGGGTATGGAGCCGGATGCTCAGTCTCGCCATTTCCTTTTGTGCTTGCGTATTGCCACACATTAAACCTTTGCCCGTATTCTTTGATGTCATTCCCAAAGCAAGACTTCTTGCGTGTTGTTCCGTCTGCATTTCTGTCTGTTCCGGTTACAGTCCTAC